CATAATTTGTCGTTATCTAGCGTAGCTGTAAATTGATTAGCGCCTGGCAATCCACCAAAATGTAAACTACCGTTGTTGTTAAATCCAATTGCACATTTTTCGTTGCCGATAACTACGTCGCCCGAGAATCTAATAGGCATGCGCCACGTATAACCACCAATCCTATAGCTATCTGTTGCACCGGAGAATGATAGTGTCCCTAACATACTATCGCCACTTTTTGACACAACATCGCCAGCATATGCAACTACTCCATGCTTTTTAGGCAAAGTTACCACAGCAATGTTGGTGCCTTGTGGTGTACGATAAGCCAATGTCAATAAGCTATTGGCATTGTGAGGATTACCCTCTAATCGAGTATAATAGCCATCATTGTTATATACATTAAGGCCACTATAATCGCCTTGTTTAAGAGATAAATTGCCTGTCATAGTATCGCCAGATTTGGCTACGCGGTCGTTAGCGTTATCATTCGCCATTTTAACAGCCGCACTTGTTGCCACTGTGTCTGAGCTATTACTGTTAACGGCTGATGATTTTTTGCTGTTGGGGATGTAATTTGTCAAACTACGTACAATCGAATCAATAAAGCTTTTTAGGATTTTAATGGCTTTAGGTGTCGCCGCCATTTCTTCTGATTCTGAATCATAGCCGGAATAAAGTTGCACCTCGCCTTTTTGTGTCACGCTGGCGGATTTACGGTTATCATCAATGATTTTCACAATCGCTTGATATAACTGCGTTTGTGTTTCTGCCTTCGGGGTAAATCCCGCTTTTTGTAACACATAATGCGCTTCCGCTTGCACGTCACGCACTCGGTCTTGCACGTCGTTCAGCCACGTGTCTGTCACGCGTGTGCCTTGCTCACCTGTTGCGGGATTACCGGCATGAAAGCGCTTGTCAGCGGAATTAATTTCAGGTAGTAACGTTTTCATTTTTTTGGTCTCTATTGATATGCAAAGTAACAGTATGTATGAGCGGGTTTTAAATCTTTGAAAAACTCTTCAATAATCGGGTCGCCAAACTCAACCAAATGATCGCCGGCAAACGAACTTACAGCGCGGAAATACACAATATTGTCGTCGCCGTTTAAAACCGTGACTCGCCACATATAAATCAAGCTCTCGCGTGGCTCATTTCGAAATTGCACCAAGTCACCTGGATTAGGCAAATCGTTTTTTAAAGGCGAAAACTCTTTGATTTGAATCTGATAACCGATACTTTCGGCGATGCGAGTAAAGTATGGGATAGACAAGCCACCCACGGCGTTTAACTGCACAATGACGCGTTTAACACGCTCTTGATAAGACTTGCTTAAATCTGTTTTAATCCCGCAAATACGCTCCCAATCGGATAACATTTGGTTTGAGGTGGCTGGCTCAATTGCGGCCAATACCTCTTCTGCACTTTGTTGTAAGCGGTCAAATGCACTACCGTCCACTTCACATTGTGCGATAAAGTGTTCGCCATTGATGTTATAACTCACGGGCGGATAAAGCTGTTTCAATACGTTAGCGTGTTGCATTAAGCCATCTCCGTCACAGTCACCTCGCCAAGGCGGAACCATTCAATTTTGTTGACAATATCCGCTTTTTGGTTAGCTGTTGGCGCAATAAAACGGCGGTCAACCACACCGATTAAGTTATTCACCACCGCTTCGCATTGGGACACAATCAAGTCATCCCCAGGGATTAAACCGTTAAAATAATCCCGTAATGCATTGTTAATGGCGGTTTTAATGTCATTTAATGCCACATCGCTGATTTTAACCTGGATGTTAAAGTTGACTTTTGTCACATCTGGTTTAACGACCTTGCTTTCTTTTGCCGTGACCGGGCGTTCTTGGTCGATGTATTCTTGCGCGCGACGTACCGTATCATCACTTGGCACGCCGTTATCGGCCGTAATCGCAATATCAACTGTACCGAGCCCTCGGCGTAGCGGGTAAACATACGCTTGTTCCACGCCGTCGACCTCTAACGCCCAGTCTTTGTAATCGTATTTATTGCCACCTGCTGCGGGTCGGCGGATTTTATTAAGCAAACGCTCCAACAATGAACTATCGCTTTCGGCATTGGTCGCCCCAACCACATCATTTAATACAACATCCGTGCTCACGCCAACTGGCGCCGCCATAAACGATCCTTTTGTAGCGGTTTTAATATTTTGCGCTGCGCCCGTAGCAAGGGAGCGCACCGCAACAACCGCAGTGCCACCGGAGGAAATCACCGCACTTTCGGTTGTCTCATAAAAACGCCCATCTTCAGTTTTGATTTGTAGCCCTACGGCAATTACAGCATCAGGATTGCCGCTAATAGTGGCGCCTTTGCCTGCCGCATAAGTGGCGTTACGACGGCGCAAACCGCGCAATCCTGCGTGTTTTTCTAAAAATGCGGTATCGGCGGTATCTGGGAAAAACTGTTTAATTAGCCATTTTTGATGTGCATAAATCCCTTCCGCGCATGCTGCTAAGCTACTGGCGCGCGCATAAGCATCACTGTCTTCGGATGTGTCAGCATTTGGGTAATAAGTCTGATAATCGCGCAAGATACTAGCGCGGATTTCTTCAAGCGTGGGGACAATAAACACAATTTAAACACCTTTTAAATGACGTTTACGGGGTGTTTAAACGTGTATTGTTCGCCCCGGCTGTCAGTTACGGAAATAGAAAGAATCACTCTGCCGTTATGCGGTTGTTCATGAGTGACAGTAATTTCACTTGCTCGACCGTCATCAATCAATGGTTGCAATGCCTCTTCGGCGTATTGCTGCGCCAACATGCCCACACGGCTTAAATCCTTTTCTCGCTGAATAGTATGGAGCAGAGAACCTACACGCCCATTTGCCCACCACGAGCCTAAAGGTGTAGTCAGTCTGATATACACGGCATTTTGCAGTGTACTGATATGCGAATTTGTATAGTCCCCGGTAAGCGGGCTGATTTCTCTGTCCATGCTGACAGAATAAAAGAAAGGGGAAAGAAAAAGGCGGGGAGAGAGTTCCACACCGCCTTGATTTATAATTATATGGGTTGTCCGGTCATACCACCGCTATCACCACGGTGAGTGTGATTAACAAGGGATTTACCATTAGCGATTACATCGCTATCAGTAGTAAAGCTACCTTTTGTTTGTGTCACATTGCCGGTAAATGACGCGCCAGAACCGCCCTGAATCGCCATACCGCCATTGCCGTTGATTTTCCCTTGTGCGGTCAATACGCGGTCTGTCTCAACAAGCGGGCTACTAATTTCGACTTTAGTAGAGGCTGTGATTTTTAATATATCACAATCAATTTCAATTAAGCGACCCTGTTTTAAAATAATCGTGCTCCCACTTTCGTCATAAACGGCGGTTTCGCCCGATTTCAGGTTTTTAACCCGAACAGATCCATTTTCGGTCGCAATCACAATAGAATGGGTCGTTTCGCCCCCCATGGGCAATACCACCACTTGCGTTCCCGCAGGCGGCACAGACGTTAAGCCGAATTGTTGCATCAGTTCCACGTCTTGTAAGGTTTCATCTGCCAATCCGGACACCTGCACTTTTTGGATATTGTCCGCGCTTTTGACTAAATTCAACTTTCCGCGAAAGGCTTGGCGTACTGCGCCCAAGGCGCTTTCTGTGTGTTGTCTTATTGCCTGTCCTAATCTGCGCATATTAATCTCCATCCAATACAATCAAATTGCCTTTATTTTTCTTGCCTTTTTTACCTTTTCGCTTACGTGCCTCTTTCGATTTATTTGTATAAGCGTCAGGCGTCCACACACCGTCTTGTTTTAAGCGCAGTTCCGTGGTTGTGCCGCCTTGTCGGCTCAAGGCAAAACGACGGCCCATCAGAAAGAAAATCGCGTCAATGTCGTATTCCTCACAAATCACATGCACACGTTGCCCTGGCGTCCATAACACACCGTCCTGCGTTTTATGGTCAGGCACGGTAATCGTCAGAGTAAAACTGTTTAAAATACTGTCCGCAATGTACTTTTTCGCCCATTTTTTGAGGGCTTCCAAGTTTTCCACATCCGGCACAATCACGGTTTTCGGCTTGTAGGTCTCAACAGCATCATCTTTAAACACCCATTTCAGATCGTTCTTGTTGTTATCGCCGCTACGCCCATGCCGTTGCGCCAAAAAAGTGATCTCTGAAAAGCTTTGGGAAACATCGGTGGTCAGGCTTGCCTGTGTGAAATTGTTTCGTTTGCCGTTTTTCGCACAACACAACGTCGCCACCGGAGGCGAAGAATAATCCGCACCGCCGACAATCAGCGTGCCAGCAGGGTCAAACCATGCATGTAATCCCGCCGAATTGGCGCAGTGAATTAGTGCATTCCACGCGGTTTCGCCTATGTCGATGTCCACCTTGTCTAATGTCGGGTTAGATTCCGCCCGCAATTCGACTTTTTTAATGCCTAGCGGCTCCACTATTTTTTT